ATAAAAATCGTCTCTAGGTTCTATTAATAAATTTTTATTGTTAGTTGGGTCTGGCTGTATATATAAATTAAACATTTTAAATATAGACATAATAAAATCTTTTTGTTTAATTTTTTTAGGTATTGTACTGCTCATAGGAATATTAGTACCCTCTAAAATTGTAGAATTCTTTACTTCTGTTCTTAAATAACCATTTAAAATATTTACTTTATACGAGCCTCCAGTATACCCTATTAAACCAGTATTATCTATCCAAGGCTCATATATATCTCCTGGAACAAATTTTGAACCCATTACTTTAGTAGAAATATCTAATTTAACTTGCTCACCAGTATTTAAAAAGATTTCATTAGCATTTATATAATATTGATTATTAACAGAGCTGTTATTAATACTAGTGTCACGAACTAGCGACACTGTAGAGTATGGTAACACTGGTAGTAGTTCATTTTGAAAACTATTTACTATAGAATAATCATCACCCATACCAATAGGATTAGCTGGAGTTACAATAGTTTGACCATTATTTAATCCAGCTCCATTCGTTCCATTAATTGCTGCTATAGTCTCATCAATAGTACTTACAAAAGTGCCAGAAGAATCATATTTATTAATTTGAATATTAACAACAATTCTACCGACAAAAAAATAAGGTAGATTACCCGCTCCGCCAGTAGGTAATCCAGACGGTGCTGTAATTTCTGGCTGTAATTGTAGCATAGTATTAAAACTATAAAACCCCTCTTTACTAGCTTGTATTTCAAAAACACCTGTAGTGTTATCATAAACATTAGAAATATCCCTAACTTCATTAGAAAAGTTAATAGCTTGTCTAGTAAATATCATATCAATACTTTCTACTGGGTTAAAAAAAGTATTTCCTGTAGATTGAATTTCTGGTGTATTTACTTCAAATATTCTATTATTTATTTCTATTTCATTTAATTTAAAATCTTTAGCGTTAAAAGGAATTATTAAAGTGTTAAAAAAGCTACTAGTTAAAAATGTTGATGTATAACTATATCCAATAGAATCAAATATTAAATCTAAATATTTCTTAGCTTTTACTGCTGGGTGAAAGTCAGTTACATACCAACTATCAAATGTCGTGACAGCTAATGCGTGATTTTTATTATAGTTAATCATTGGATAACAATAATCAGTAGTCAATGGAAAATTCCAAGTTGCTTGTATGTTTGTTGAGGTATAGTCGTGATTCAAAGAGCTTAAATCTAAATCAGTCAATTCAGCAGCACCTAAGTCAGCTATAAAGTTACCTACTCTACCTATTATAATACAGTTATATATAATATGACCGTCTCTATCTTTTACAGATTTTAACTGTAAATAGCCGTCAATTTGTATTTCACCATTAACTAAATATATAACATCTGTCTTTAGATTAGGATTAAAAGTTTGCAAATCAGTATCCAATTCAAAGATATGTTCAAATATCTTATTAATCTTTTTACTAGCTGGCAGCTCTATAGTCTTAGAGTGATCTGCTTTCCTAGTATCTGGTTTAGCAATATCAGCAATATTAAAAGTTAAATTAGGATTTAACGATTTAATTAACTCTACACTTTCACCATTTATATATAACTCTTCTTTAATCATCCGCTACAGCTTTCGCAATTATCATCTTCAATATTACAAGTTCTTTCAGGAACTGGTAACTTTTCCATTTTCTTTATTAAGTCTTCTAAGTTAGTTTGTTTATTATCCATTATTAAAATGTTTGTCTATAATTATCAATTCCAAATTCAATGTCTAAAGATAGGCTGCAAACCATATCACTACTATTAGTTTTTTCCTCCCAGTTGCCTTCTATATTTTGTACTGGAATACGTCTTATTTCTGTAGTTCCTGACGGTGTTGTATAGTTATCTAGTAAATATATCTCAGGACTTTCTATTAGTTCTAATAACCAGTTATAAGTCTCTACAGTCATATAGTCAGAATTTAACTTCATTTTGTTTTTAGATGAGGTATAATACTGTACTTTTTGTCTATTTGATATAGAGTATTCTATAGCTCCTGTAGTAGTGTTTAAGTCACTAGGGTTAGTCTTAAAAAAATTTCTTTCTATTTCTTCTGAGTGTTTAGATACTTTAGTAAAATTATAATAATCAAAACCACCTAGACTATTTAAGAATTCTAGTCTTCTAGTTTCATAACGACATTCAGTAGCTATATTATAGTACATTGGCTCAGTCTTAAATATACTAGATTTTTCTAACTGAATAGAATAATAAGAAGCTGATGTAGAGACTATCGGCTGGCTGCCTGGTAGATAAGTAGTGTTAATAGAATTTAAACTATTAGGAGCGTATGGGATTCTAACGTGTTTAGCGTTTGTTAAAGTTGGAACTGTTATATCTATATCATCTATTAAGTTACCATTAGACCTATATGTCTTTAAATTAATAATATCGAAATTAGTAATATTATCCATTAATAGATATATATAACCCTCGTCTGTATATTGAACTTCTAAATTGTTAGAACTACCAGCAGAACCTCTAGGCTGGTTAGTTAAGAATTTATTACTGTATATATTAGGAATATATTTTAGATAGTAGTCAGTAGATTGCCAGTCGTAGAAGTTTACAACGTCTCTTCTATAGTTAGGTAGTGAACCATTAAAGACAATTAAGTTTTGTGTTGAGGTTGTACTAGTGTCAGGTAGTGTAACTGTTTGAGGTATACTAGTAGTAGCTGAGCCTGTATTAAAATGCACCCATCCAAACTGCAAAGTAAAGTTTGTATAGCTATTAGTATTGTCATAAACAGAGTCTATATTAGTTCCATTTAATAAACCTTTATCACTAGAAATATAAGACTTCATAATTCCAGATAAATCAAATCTACCAAAACCATCTGTAGTAGGTGGCACTCTTAATCTACCTATAGTAGTTAAACCTATTTTAACATCTATTAAATACGCAAATCCAGTATAACCTCTAGTTGTTGCATTAGTCTCAAACATAACTATCTCCACTGGGTTGTATACAGTTCTATAATCTTGCGGTAAATATTTTACTTCTAAACTCATTTCTCTAATATTTCTTTTAATCCTTTTGCTACTCTTTCACCAGATACTACTCTAATATCTGTTTTAAACTTATTAAACGTTTCACCGTAAAAAGTTTCTTGCATACAGTTGTCAAAAAAGTATCTAGGGCTAGTTCCTTTATGTGCTATTGACGTTCTAACAGCATATTCATTTAATCCCTTACTTTTAGCCCATTGTCTAATATGACTTACTTTAGGGCCTTTCTTAAAACTATATGGACTGTTAGGAGCTTTAATCTCCCAGCCTTGACCTTTTAACTTTCCACTCTTTCTCTTTCCTCCAATACCTTTAACACCTTTGTTTACATAGTCGTAATAATCAGCCATAAATAAAGTGGCTATCATTCTAAAGCCAAACATCTTAACTGGCATTTTAATAGAATCTAGTAAACCACCTTTAAAAGTTAGATTCTCTTTTTTTACTGATTGCTGTAAACAAAAAACCATATCAGCAGCAATGTTATTAAAGACCTCAGATAGTGTAGTAGGGTTATCTATTTTAACCTCATCTAATTGACTAACATCAAATCCAAATATGTCTAATTGGTCACTCACCTTCTTTTAGTTTTTTGCATTTGCTCTCTATGTATTTGCATCTCCATTTTTTGTTTATCACTATAATAAGCTACTATGTTTAGTGCTTTAATTACATTATAATTTAATACCTCATCCCACTTATCTATTCTACTATTTGTTAAGTTGTCTAAGGTTGCCCACCATCCCCATCTTTTAGTGAACTCATTTCTAGTGTCACCTCCCTCTTTATCCTCTCCACTTCCTCCATCAAACAAGTTTTTATAGCTTTTGTTAAGCCGTCCAAGTGAGTGTAAAAAAAAACACTAATAGGATAAGCTATAGTTATTGGCATATTATCAAAAAAGTTTTTAGATGTTTCTCTAATTATTTGAGCATCTACTTTTATTTTACGCCAAACAAAGAACTTTCTTTTAACTGGTCTACATACAGTAGTTAGTATAGTATGTAGATTATCAAAGATAGCCTCTTCATTATCTCTAGCTTTTTCCATTATCTCCATTATGTTTATGTACTCACCAAATAATAAGTTTTGCGCTCTTAGTTCAAATACATACCACTGATTACCTATCTTAAATCTTTTGTGTTTAAGTTCTTTAGGTAGCTCAGTATCTAAGAAACTCATCTTTTTCTTAATCTCTTTGTACTGATCTAAACTAATGTTTTTAATTACTTCTTTCTTTTCTCCAGTTAATATAGCTAGTATATTAATTACTCGTTGTATTGGTGTTAGTTCTGAATTTAAAACTGGTCTTAGGTTAATGTAATTACCTACAGTAATATCTTTCCACTTTGTTGGTATTGTAACATTCATATTTCTATATATAACAAATTATTTAATAATAACAAAAACCACCTAAATTATTTTTTAGTTAAATACTAATCAACTAAACACTAACTAAATAAATTAACTCAATATGTATTTAAACACTATTTAGATGAGTTCTAAGACACTCAAATACTTTTTTAGTATATTCATATACATTAGTATTTAATAATAGCTTAGATGTCTTTATTTTAATTCTGTTGCTTTTTTATCTTATTTTATCTTTTCTTTTATTGTCTTATCTTTTCTTATCTTATCTTATATAACCCCATTTGCTCAGCATTTGCTAACCATTTGCTCAGCATTTGGTCTTTTTATATCTGTAAATAAAAAGAGGATGCAACGCTCTTTTGCCGACTACATCCTCCTAGTTCTTATTTTTTGGTTAAATTAAATATCCTAAAATAACCTACTCAAATATACTAAATTTATCGTATTGAATACCAGCCTCTATTATTTTCTTTTAAATGTATCAAAGCAACGTATCTCAAAGCATCTAGTAAATGGTCTGCTCCTATTGGTTTTTGTAGACTATTTCCGTTTTTATCAGTAGCCCATTTATAAGTCCTAAACTCTCTTCTTAAATTACTACTACTTACTACATTTATTTTAAAGCGTTTTAAGATGTCTATTCCATTTAGTATACTATCTCTACCTTTTGTAGCTGGCTTTGCGTTTAAACCTAGTCTATATATTTCTTCTATACTCTTAGGCTCTGCACTATCGCAAATCACCTCATCTCTACCTATAATAGGTCTTAGTCTTTCTGCTAGGTCCTGGTTTGTTAATTCTCTTTCGTATATGATTTCTTTCAAGTATAGCTCATCATCTTTACGATATACAGCAACGCAAGCAGAAGGGTCTATACTATATCCAAAGTCTAATCCATAAGCAACTAACTTACAGTCTGGCATACTATCTACATACTTAACATTCTCATATACTAAACCACTAATATTCCCATACTCACCTAGACCATATATCTTCCAGAACTCTTTATCAGTTTCCTGTAGATATTCTATTTCTTTAATTAATGACTTAGGTAGAAACGAATTGTTTTTATAGTTAGATACTATTACCTCAACATCATTAACCTCAGCAGCTCTTTTTATTTCAAGTTCCTGGTTTATCCATATTTGCTCGTCATCTGGATTAAAGTCTAAGAAGATTTTATTCTCAGTTCGCATTAGTAATTGAAAGAACTCCTGTTTGTATTCTAATTCGTTAGCCTCATTACAGTATAGGATATTTCTTTTAGCACCTCTTAGCTTTTGCTCATCATCAGCACCTATAAACTCAACTAGTCTTTTGCCGTATCTATATTGTTTTTTAGTTTTGTTGTGATCTACACTATTATACCAACCCTCAGCTTTTAGTATATCCTCAAAGTCTCTTATAACAGTACCATCTAAATTAGTTCTATACTTTCTTACAGTAGTCCAAACACCCTCACTAATATACATACCATTACCATAGTTACCACTAATTAACCATAAAGCACACAATTGATTTAAAGACCAGGTCTTACTGCTCCTAGTACCACCTCTATTAATTACTATCTTAGCTTTGGAATCGTAATTGCGTTCAAAGATTTCAGTCGCTTCCACGCTTTATATTGATATTGATATTGTGAACTGTTTGTTCTATCTCCTGTTTATCTGGAGCGTTCAAACCAAACATCTTAGCAATAGAATCATAAGCC